TCATGCTGAACATTCGAGGAGCTAACTTGAACTCACGCTCTTTGGGATGTAAGGACACGATCAACCAGTCAAAGGGGATTTCACGTCGCATCACCATGTACACAATCTGCCGGATGTCAATCTCTTCACGGTTTATCATCTCTATCAATAGTCGACGATGTGTGGTTGGTTCAATCTCCCTGTCCCAATTGGAGGCGATGTTCGTCCTTGTCTGGGATATCGCCTTGTCGTCGATCATCTCCAAGAAATTAGGACAGAAATCAAACTCGAAGTTCCGGTTGAACCGGATGTTCTCCCAGTCCTCTAGGGGGCACTTCATGCGATGACCTCCAAGGTAGTTCATAGCACGGTACTCTTGGAGCCTTGTCTTCTTTTCCTTGTCAATGAATTCGAGTTTGGGCCAAGCCTTTTCCCTCTTGATGAACGCTTCCGTGAAAGTCTTCTTAAACATTGATTGCATCCGAATCGCGTCTCGCGTCCGGACACGATCTGGTTCTCGTGCTATTTCAGCAGCTGAGGCTCCCCCAAGGTATGGGTCGACGAGAGGATGACCACTTACCTTAAGAAGTCCAAATATCTCGACAACCTGTTGTGTCTTGAGTCCCTTAACAACGTTCTCAAAGTCGTCAGCAATATAGTCTTTCCGAGTACCATAATCGAACTCCTTGGCCCTTATCTTCTCGACCATTCGTGGGTAAGGACCTTGGTCCCCGAATGTATCATTAGTGGTAAGTGATAGATAAGCTTTGGCAAGGCTCTCTGAACTTTTGAGAATTTCATACCCTTTGTTTGAATGTCTCAAGAGACATGACTCGTGCCATCTGAAGAGTCTGAGAGTTGCCCTCGTCAGGAGGGCGTCCCCAGGGTATATGACGCGGATAGCGCTCATGACTTGGGCTCGTGAGTACAGAGAATCCTTGATCATCTGACCTTGTTCCCAAGTAAGGAGCCGGTTCTTGACATGTGGGGGTCCGATGAGACAGATAATAACTTTCCCATTGGTCACATAAGAATCAGAACCAATCTGAAGTTTCACAGGGTTGTTCATTAGGTTCCTACCTGACGCTGCGGCTGTTGCGGCAAGACCGATCAGATCATCCCAGTATGCCCATCTCGCATATAACTTAGCTTCGAAGGGCGTTGGTCTCATCACCTGCCCATCCAGTGCCTGGTTAAGCTCTAATTTGGTCTTTAGTCCTAAGGTGTAATTATCGTAGATTTTTGTTGCAATCGAATCTGCACGGTGGAAGGTCGAGCTATCTTTATTCCAGTCATAGTTGAAGAATGTGGGGTACTCGTCTGGGTCGACTGGAGATAAGACGGGGGTCGAACCTATGGCGTTAATGACATTCATTACTTGTCGCAACCCCCGCTGAGTAGGGTCGAGCGATCCAGAAACAATTCCAATGTATTTCGTCAAAAACTCCACACGTGGAGAGATTAAGATAGGAAAGTCAAGGTACTGTCCTAAGAAATCTCGTTTAGCCATATGGAATTCTTCATATGCTCCTTCGGACGCCATGATGGAGTCACCTGGTATAGACTTTTGACAGTTTGGATGTTGCGCTGTGTGGTAGCTCCGATAGAGAGATTAATGTGGAAATATGTCTGTTGATCTAAGTTTTTCTTAGTACCAATCAGAGTGATTTAAACAGTTGATGAGACCACTGGGCCAACAGTACGCTCGATATCCCATCTGCGACGTTTAGCCTCTAAAGTCCTAACAACCGACAAACCAGGTAATCAGGAGATCTAATGCCCTTAATGAGTGGCAATGGCACAGATGAACTTATGAGACACGCTTCAGACAGATCACTGCACATGGCAGAGTACTTATAACGAAGGAGCTGGAGCATGTCTCTGGAGCTGATGGCCGTAAAACGGGGAATACAGATGGTCAAAGGTAATTTCCTAAGCG